GGAGCGGTTGCGCGCTGGTGGTAACCGTTGCATCGTCTGGGCCGAAGAGTTGGCGGCCTGGGTGCGCCTGGCCGAAGCGTGGACGCAGATGCGCCTCGGGTTGCGGCTCGGGGCGCGTCCTCATGTGGTGGTGTCCACTACGCCGAAGCCGCGTAAGAAGTACATCGAGATCAGGAACGACCCGCGCACGGCAAGGACGGGTGCCAGCACCAGCTCTAACCCACATCTCGCGCAGTCGGTCAGAGATGATTACTACGCCGAGTACGGCGGCACACGGATCGGGCGGCAGGAGTTGGAAGCGGAGATCCTGACCGACACCCCCGGTGCGTTGTGGACCCACGCCATGCTCGAAGGTCGGCGCGATGCTCCCGACCTCGCGCGGGTGGTAGTCGCCATCGACCCTGCGGTGACATCGGGAGAGGGATCAGATGAATCTGGAATTGTGGTGGCCGGTCTGGGGGTTGACGGTCGTGGTTACGTGCTTGCTGACCGCAGCTGTCGCCTCTCGCCTGATGGCTGGGCATCTCGCGCGGTCGCTGCGTTCGATGAGTTCAAAGCAGACGCGATCATCGCGGAAGTGAACAACGGCGGGGACATGGTCGAGCAGACCATCCGCACCGTGCGCCGCACCATCCCATACAAGAAGGTGCACGCGAGCCGAGGGAAACAAACCAGAGCGCAGCCAGTAGCCGCGCTCTATGAGCAGGGCCGCGTCTCTCACGTCGAGGTATTCCCTGAATTGGAAGAGCAGCTAACGACCTGGACGCCAGAGTCCGGCGTCAGCCCTGATCGTCTCGATGCGTTGGTGTGGGCACTCACCGATCTGATGGTCGGCAAGCAACGAGAAGTCTATTTCTACTGACCGGGAGGGGGTGAGACCTGTGGGCCTGCTTGACTGGATCGGACCAACATCGCTGACCAAGCGGCGAGGCTGGGACGCGCTACCAGCGCTACCCGCCCAACGAAAGTCGTACTCGTGGACGATTGACGACCAGCGCGCCATCATCGTCAATCCGCTGGTCTCTGGCCCTGGCCTCAATGACCGGCCGGTCGGCGACGGCAACTCTGCCGTCTATGCCTGTCTCCAGGTGATCGCGACGGCGCTCTCAGAGCCGCCGTTGCGCGTCTACCGCGAGGCTGCGGGCGACCGCTCCGAGATGGACGGTACGCCGCTGGGCGATCTGCTGGCGCACCCCAACCCACACATGCCGCTCTCGGCGCTGCTGGCCTACCTGTCGGACTGCCTGCACATCGACGGCAACGCTTACTGGCGGAAGCTCCGCGCTGGCAATGCCGAGAGCGGCAACGTGGTGGAGCTGTGGCCGATCAGCCCCTCCCGCATCCAGCCGAAGACGAACAGGGGCAGCGACGACTTCATCAGCTACTACCGCTACTACCAGCGACCGGGCGTCTATGAGGACATCGCGCCTGAGAACATCGTCCACTTCCGAAAGGGTCTCAAGGACGATGACCACCGTCTCGGGGATGGCCCCATCAAGCGGCTGGCCCGCGAGGTCTCGTCTGACGAGCAGGCCACGCGCTACGCAGACCGCCTGCTCGGGAAGCTCGCCATTCCCGGCCTCTACGCGTCGTTCGACAAGGAAGCGCCGAGCCTCACCCAGGCGCAGGCCGAAGAGTTGAAGGCGCGGCTCCAGGCGCTCTACGGTGGCGACAACGTTGGCAGCGTCGGGATCGGCTCGCCGGGCATGAGCATCGGGCAGCTGGGGTTCAGCCCCGAGCAGATGGACATGAAGACGCTGCACCGCGTCCCAGAGGAGCGGATCGCGGCAGTGCTCGGCGTGCCTGCCATCGTGGCCGGGCTGGGCGCGGGCCTGGACCGCGCGACCTACAGCAATTTCAGCGAGGCCCGCGAGTCAATGACGGAAATGAAGCTGACGCCGCTGTGGGGGTTGATCGGCGACGTGCTGACCATGTCGCTGGTGCCGGACTTCACGCGGGATCGCGGTGTGTCTGTCGCCTTCATGATCGATGACGTCCGCGCGCTCCAGGACGATCAGAACGCGCTGGCTACCCGCCTAAAGACCTACGTTGACGCTGGCATCCTGACGGTGGACGAGGCGCGGGCTGAGATCGGCCACGAGCCGAAGCCAGCGGCCGGTAATGCAAGCATTCCAGATACGCGAAGAGCACTTGTTGACGGAAGCGCGCCCAAGAGCATGGCAGGCTTGCGGCTGCTCAGAAAGAGCCTGGACGATCTGCCGGGCGAGTACGAGAGTCTGCGCGCCGACCATGAGCCAGACTGGGAGACGGCGCTGCGGACGTTCCTGGCGTCGCAACTGCGGAGGGCGAATGCTGCGCTACGTGCTGGCGCTGATACGGCGGATGGGATCATCGTCGAAGGCGAGGCTACGCTGCTGGGCGAGGTGCTGGCCCCGTTGCAGCGGAGCCTGCTGGCGGACGTCTCGGCGTTGGTGGTTGGCGAGCTTGGCATTGCGTTCGATCTCGACGACGCGGCTACCCGCGCCTATCTCCAGGCCGCCGGCTCCAACATCGTCGGCATCACCAGCACCACGCGAGAGGCTGTCAGAGCGGCGCTGATTGAGGGGCAGGCTGCCGGGGAGGGCATCCCGGAGCTGGCCGCGCGGCTGCGCTCGTTGCCTGCGTTCGGGCCGAAGCGCGCCGTCACCATCGCGCGCACTGAGCTAGGCCATGCGAGCAATACGGCCGCACTGGCGAACTACCGCGCATCTGGCGTGGTGGTTGGCGTGACCGTCTATGACGGGGATTATGACGCGACGTGTCAGGCGATGAACGGGCGAAAGTTCCCGCTCGGCCAGGAGCCTGCCACGCTTCAACATCCCCGGTGTAGGCGTGCTTTTGCTCCAATCGTGGACGCGAGCGAACTGGAGCGTTCAGCATGACCCGCCCGCTCTTCACAGTGGTGATTCCGACCATTGGCAGGCCGACGCTGCCGCGCACGCTGGCGTCCATCCCTGCCGACGTGGAGGTCATCGTCGTGTTCGACTCGCACGAGCCTGATATTGATGCCTCGTGGCGCGTGGCGAACGAGGCGGTCGCCAGCGGCGCGATCTACTACAATCTCGACGCCGGCCGCCATGACACCGGCAGTCCGCAGATCGCCTACGGCTTCGCTCAGGCTAGAGGCCAGTGGCTGCTCAACTTCGGGGATGACGACGTGTACGAGCCTGGGGCGTTCGACCTGATCCGTGCGGCCATCGCTGAGCAGACGACGCCGCACCCGCTGATGTTCAAAGTCGAACTACACCCGAACGGCCAGCGGGGCAACCGCCGGCCAGTGACGCTCTGGCAGGACCGCGAGATCCGACGCTACGGCGTGACGGGCCAGAGTTTCGTGTGCCCGAACGATCCTGAGCGGCTGGGCCGGTGGGTGGATGATGTGACGTTCATGCGGGAGACCGTCAGTCTCTACGGCGGCCGGGTGGACTGGCGCGAGGAGTTGATTGGTCGATGCTACTGATAGGGAGCCCTGCCCTTGGCATCGCGGTCCGCAAGGTTGGCCGTCTGATCTCCGAGCCAGAGGTGTCCGATGCGACGGTAGAGGAATCCTGCGACCTCATAGGTTCCGATCTCGTCATTCCGCACGCAAGCCCGTACATCGCATGTGTGGCAAGCGAGCAGGTTGGGATCGCCAATCGGACCCGCGACCTGTTCCCATGCCGAGCGGTGACTACTCTGGCGGCTGCCGTCGAAGACGAACAGCCCGTAGCCCTGTTTCGTGATGTCGCCAGTCCAAATCCAGCACGGCCCGAACTCGGGATGCTGGTCAGGGATTGGACCAGATCGGTCCACCTTCTGATTGAACCGCTCAGCACGGACCATCGTCAGTCCGGCACGGACCGCCGTGTGGGCGCCGGCACAGCTACGGCTGCAATAGAACCCTCGCCCCATCCGAACCTGCTGAGCATGAGCGATGAAGTCGGCGCCGCATCGAATACAGGTTCTGGGCGTGGTACGCTTGGAAGGCATCAGGATAACCCCCTGGTGTCGGCCCCGGGCGGTGACACGCTGCGGGGCCGCTTGCTGCATGGATTTTACCATGAATAGACGTTTGGTTTCTGTAGTAACCGGGACGTATCAGCGTCATGATCTCTTGCTTGGTGCGATAGAAAATGTGAGGGCGCAGACCTACCGACCGCTGGAGCACGTCATCGTCGCGGATGGGCCGGACGACGATCTCCCGGGCCTGATCTACGAGACCGACCATCGGCACGAGGCCGAGACTGTGCACGCCTACGCAGGCAACGATGCTGAC